CAAGTGAAAGTTGAAATTGTTCAGCGCGGCACATACTTCTTCTGGGTGATCGAAGACAAGGAACACCTTGTCGAGGGTTACACCACAAGTTTGATTGACGCGCTGGATGAAATTGCTATTGAACGTGGCGAAGCCACTTTCTCGCCGGTAGAATAGGGTACGTTCACCTCTCCGGAGGCGGAAGTAAGACAACGCGGAACGGTTCGTTCATTCCATGTTGGAATTTTTGATTGCCTCTATCATCAGTTGCGACCAGGCGATCGACGTGATTGGCAGGGTTCGTGCAGACGAACGCATATCAGATCAGGTCAGGATCGAGATAGTTGCAGAATTGATTGAGCATTCTGATTGCGACTTGGAACGCAAACGTTGACTGAAGGAACGCGCTTTTGGTGTAACATTCACTTCAAGCGGAGCTTCAATCATGTCAAACGCTACATATCGTGGTGTCAAGTACACCACTGATAAGCCTGTCCAGGAGTTAAAAACCTGGAAAAATCATGTGCTTATTGAAAAGCGCGATGAGTTTACTTATCGCGGAAAAAAGTACAACTGGGCTAAAAAATAAAAAAAAGGGGGCCTTTCGGCCCCTCTTTGTTTGTTTTGGGGATCCAGTACTCAGAACGAGTACTTGACCCCAAGTTTACCAAAATATCCGTTGGCTGCACCATCCACTCCAGTGGCCAGTGAAAGCTCACCGTATGCATTGATCTTTTCCGTCAGATCGATGCCCGCGCCTGCTTTTGCGCTAAAAACGATGTCGGTTGCACCACCTTCCGGTGTCTGGATTTGTGGTCCTCCTTGAACATAATAGGAGGCAGAGCCGGCAGTACCTTCATAACCGACGTGCAGGTCTGTTGCGCCGCCGTTTGATTGAGAACCGGTCCAACCAACATTGGTTTCTGCGTTCAGGTAAGGGCCAGCAATAGCGCCAGCAGGAGCAAGAGCAATGACGGCAGCAGCCGCAGCAATGGACTTGTACATGGAAGTAAGGAGGCAGGTGAAACGTGGTTGCCCCACGACATTCATACTACCGAGTTTTCGAGGAAGCCTTGTATAAGGAGGTACGGTTGTCATGAATCCAGAAAAACAACACAAGAAATTATTCGACCTACAGACCAAAGCAGCATTGTCTGATACCAGAGAAATGGCCAAGAAAATATTAAAAAAATATGAAAAAGCGTTGGCGAAGCTCGCAAGAGCGAGCCAGCTCTGAGGCTCGGAAATCTAGACTAGGGATATTCTCGTTATGGCTAGCCCGCTACTGGCTTATTACAATGGGCGGATTAAGGCCACGACGCAGGGAACCGTAAGCATTGTCAATGGCCGTCCAGTGGCCTCAGGAGGCACCGTTTATGTTGTTAAGTGTTATATCAAGCGTATGCAATATACGGGCGTTACAAGCGGCTCTAAACCGCTTCCTCTTGAGTCTCAACTCGAAGGAAGAATGTTGCCTGGTGCCAGTGGTGATCAGTTCTACTACCGTGGATTTGCATTGCAAAAAGCACCTCTAGGTAATGGTAATTGGCTTGGTGATCTGAGTGGATTGACGTTTACGGATATCACTGCACAAGAGTCATTCCTACTACCAGGCACTGAGGTTGAATTCAAGTTTGGTAATGACCCTGACATGTTTGCAACTGTGCAACGTTCTAGCGGTCAATTTGGTGGTGATGGGATTGATGAGATCCTGTATCCAGCACTTGGTGGCGTAGAGATACAACTGACGGCTTCAGAGGTTATTTCCTAATGAATCTTGGCCTCAAGATTACTGGCTTGACGGAAGTCAAGAAGATGTTGAATGACAACAAGAAAACAATTACTGATGCAGTAAAAGGGTTAGACAATACTGATCTGAAACTGTCGTTTCCAAATATTGGCCTAGATCTAGACCTCAGTGAATTTAGCCAGGCGAATCGGCCACTGATTGAAATCCAGAAAGGGATCAAAAAAGCACATATGAAAGCAGTCAAATCAATGGCTGCAGAATTTAGCAAGGCGCTAGACGATGCGATGGAGAGTAATGTGTGGGACTGGAAAGGTGATACAAGGGATATTATTGATACTGGCGAGCTAAAAAATAGCAAAAAAGTTATCGTCGATTCTGACGGCGATATTCATGTTTTTTACGGCACCGACTACGCTGCTATTGTCCATTATGGTGGATATTTTTACCCATACGGCAATGAAAATGCAAAAACGTTTTACCCCGGCAGACCTTGGGTTAAGTCATTAATCGAAGGGGGCGGACCGATAGATCAATTTGATTTTAATACCATTTATGGGATTCTTTTTGTCAGTGAACTCACAAAGCTAATCAGTTAGGTATCCTAGCTCGCTTATTTGCGACTATGGCGAAATTACCGTTTGTTGTTGCACCGAAGGTTAAGACCTCCAAGGTACGTCTAGGTACAGAAGAGACCGGCATCATTGAGATTGAAAAGCGTGGATATCTGTCAGTAGCTGAAAAAAGCTTTGTTGATTCTGTCCTGCAGCAAAGTGATGGCGTTACGCAGATTGTTAAGTTAGCAAGTCAGATCGCTAGAAACCGTAAGATCTCTGTTGAAACTGCTTATACGCAAGTTGTAGCTGCAATTAGCGCTGAAAAGAAGACCAAGGCTCAAGAAGAAATTGCTGGTGAATACGCAGGTGAGATTAGCGAAATTCAAGCTGGAATGATTGAATCGATGGGTCGCAAGTCGATTGCGTGTACGACTATTTTGATTCAGTCCAGAATCGACTCGGATTGGACAATTGAAGATACGATGACGCTTCAACCGGAGCTGTTGGAAGAATTTGCTCGTTTTTACGATTCGGAAGAGGCCAAGGAAGATTTTGAGCCGACTGAAATTGATAGCGAAAAAGAGGCTGCTGAAATTGTGGGAAAGTAAAGTCTGGTACATGGAATCAGGTAGTCCCATTTGATAAAGTTTTCTGGGAATTAAAAGGAGCTTTCCCTGGTGACTTGGAATTTAGCGTAGATAGGTATTACAACTTACCTTATGAATATGTTTTAGAGGCATATGATCATGCGTTGAAGCAAAAGCAGCGAAAGCTGCATGAACTCGAATCGCCTATTGCATTGTTAACGTCGCTGACGGCAAATATAAACAGAGATAGCAAAAAACAAAAGAAGCCTTACAAGATGAACGATTTTTTCTTGTTCGAGCCGAGCGAAGACAGGAACATTCCGACTGGGACATATGGCGCTGCGGCGATGAAGTTAATCGAGATCGATCAATTCCCGTCTTGGGCGTTGTTTGTTTACAAGGATCTATCAGCAAGTTCAAATGGCGCACCACCAAGTCTTCTTGCTTTTATTCACGAAGAAGCAATACTGTTGGCACCTATCGTCAAAGGTGATCTCGCTACGGGCATGTTAATCTGCACCGAAAAAGCTTACAAAAAGACACTGGAAATGAAGTCACCTTGCGGGGAGGTAATCAGTGTAGATATACCTCCCTTAAAAGGTGCTTATGTTGCCATTGAGGATATCGAGCTAGAACTTAACTAGCTTTGTAAAACTCATGGCAATCATAAACATCGCCTGATTTAGGCATGTTTGCTTGGTTGGATTCGATCCATGCACGAATCCGATACTCCCGTTCGATGGAGTAAAACTCTTGTCGTCCAAACCACTCTACCCAGTTTTCTGATCCTTTTGAGTGATTACAACGTTTGCAGGCTGGAATGCAATTACTTGTGCGGTCTTCTCCTCCTTTTGCTTTTGGTCTTACATGATCTAGCGTTAATGATGCGTCATCAATTGGTGGATTGTCGCAGTATGCGCAGCGATTTTGCCAGGCGTCTTTAATTGACTGACGCCAAAGCTGTTTAGCTTCTCTTCTTGTCATTGCCTCAAGATGAAAAAGGTAGTCGTGGATCCTCTGCCGGACCGTTATTCCCTTTGCATTCATTGAGTCAATATTGTGACATTACCGCAAAAGAATTGAGCAAGTGGGCTTCTCATAAGCGCTTTAGCGGCTGTCGTGTTTATAATTCCACACATGGGCAGACTAAAACACGGATTTTTAGGGTCGAATGGCACAAACTTTTGCCAGTGCGCCGCTGACTATATATAACGTACTCGCAAACGATAGTACTTTTTCTGGATTACTGGGCACATATACTTTTAGTGGAGGTAGTACGTCAGATTCAATCGCCATACTAACTCCAGGAGAGAAGTTGCCACATTTGGAGTCACAAGTTGGCTTAGAGTGCATTATTCATGACGCAGGCGACATTAAAAGAATCGACTATGTGAATGACGATTCTGAGCTGCTGACAACCTGGAAGATATTTTTAATTAGTTGGGATGGCTCAACTGGTAGCGACTTAAACGCTGCTGCAAAGCGGGCTTGTCACCTGTTCTATGGGAGTACATCTATTGAAACGTTATCGGTGTCACAGGGCCTTGGAGCGCGTGTACAGACGATGATTATGATTCCAGAGAATGGTGGATTACATCAAGATGCTGTAGATATCTTGGACTCTTTACCATAGGGCTAATTTATAGAATACCAGACAGGTAGGAACACTAGCTCAGTGGGGTGAATCCCCCATATTTGCTCAGTTTTCAGCATTCTGGAAATTCACCCATGGCTAATTATTCTGCCGCTTTTGGCTATAAGTTCTACATCATGCCGTTAGCATCGGACGAGGTAGACTTGACCTTCACTGGTATCACCACGGCAACTGGTACTTCTGCAAGCACGGCCTTCATGAAGACCGATGATTCTGCTGCTGGCGACGAAGGAAACCTTGTCGCAGCAAACGACACCATCGCTTATAACACCTCTACCGGTGTTTTCACCGTAGAAACTGTCGCTTTTGACATGGATGGCGCTGACAAGCCTGCCAAGTTGATTGGTCTGACCAATGCTTCCCTGGAAACCGACACTTCTAGCGAAGACGTGATCACCTATGACCGCACTACTCGCGGTTATAACACCAATATTGCTACCACTAAATCCTTCTCCATCTCTCTGGAAGGCGTGGCTGACTTCAAGGACGCTGCCTATCAGATCCTGCGCTTGGCTGAAGCCAACACTGTTAACAACAGCCTCCGCGTGAAGTTTGCCCGCATCGGCCCTACCGGCACTGACGAAGCTATCTACGGTTACGGCACGCTTGAGGGATACTCTGAGTCCATCGAGGCTGGCTCCGTGGTTTCCTACAGTGCGACCCTGAACGGTTACGGTCCTTATAACCTTGTTGTTGACGCTAACCCTTGATAACAAGTTAAATAGCCGAGAAGCCCCGCCACGGCGGGGTTTTTTCTTGGCAGACTAATTTAGTCTTTAGGGGACGAATGGCTGACTTTAGTATTGAAATTCCAGTCGGAATGGATGTATCTCAAGTCAATGCCGCCCTTAAAAAGTTTAACGGCGATATTCAGCAAACTGCAAAATTTTTAACCGAATTAAATCAGTCGATAACAGGGGAAAGTAGACAAATTGGTGTACAATTTGTTGCTAAAGATTCAGCAAGTCCTGCATTCAAGGCAGTAGAGACAAGCGCCAATCGGTCTGGTAAAGCTTTTCAGTCAAACGAACGTCAACTTGGACAGCTTACTAAAACATATAAAGGTTCTATCACTTCTCTTAAGCAGGGTCTTGCAGCAAGAAGACAGGAATTAGCTGGTCTTAGAAAAACAGATACACGGTACAAACATGTAACGCAACAAATTGAAGGATATCAACGAGCCCTTAACAAGGCTAAGGGCATCCAGGAAGGATCTATTACTTCGTTGAGACAACAACAGCAAAAATTCCAAGAACTGGCAGATACTTTGACCCTGGGTTCAGCCGAGCAAATCAAATACGCTAACGCTGCGAAAAAGATTGAAGCTCAAATCAAAAGAACGACAAATCCATTAGGTCAATTTTTTGGTGTCTTAAATAAAATCGCAACACTACAAGCCGGTTTCACCGCGTTTGCTGCAATTATTGGTACATTTACTGGTTCGTTAAATAAGTTTGTCGGCCAATTGAAGGCATTGGAAGGCTTTGAGCTTGCCCTCAAAAATGTCGGGCTGTCTACGGCTGAAGTTAATGAGCGCTTGCAAGACGCAACCAGAATATCTGCTGAACTTGGTGCGCCATTAGAACAGGTTGAGAAATCATTCAAGCGAATGGTTCCTGCCCTAAATGCTGTAGGCGTCAATGCTGAAGATAGCGGCAAGTTTTTAGAGGGTATTGCTGCTCGGACGCAGACCCTTGGTCTCAATACAGAACAGACGGGTCGCTTCATGGAAGCGTTCGCTCAGGTGCTGTCTAAAGGTAAGCTGCAATCGGAGGAACTTAACCAGCAGATCTCTGAACTTGACGGTGCCTTTAGGGGTCAACTTGCTAAGTCACTTGATGTGACGACGCAGGAACTTGAGAATATGATTAAAAATGGCGAAATCACGTCTACGGTTTTCGTCAAAGCGTTCAATGATATGGCTAATGGCGCAGAGGCGCTTAAGCAGAGAATCAGAGACGGTAATGCAACAATTCAACAGCTGCAAAACCTTATCGATTTGCTTGATACGACAAACCTGAGGCGCATTGGCAAGGCTATTGAACCTGGAATCAAAGCATTTTTAGAGATTCAATTTGCCGTCGCTGAATTTATAGAATCTGTTAGCAAATCCCAGGTGGGACTGCTTTTGGCTGATATTTTTAATCAGATTGCTCTCGGCGCCGCTGACTTCTTTAAAGCATTAAGTGCTGTCAGCAGACTGATTATCGATGTTCTAGATGTTTTTGCAAGGCTCGGCAGAGTTGGCGGTTTCTTGCTGAGAATCATCACGTCACTTGGATTAGCTTTTCTCACTTTCAAAACGGCAACGGCAGCTGCTGCAGCACTGGACCTTTTGACAGGGAAAATGAATACCGCTATTAAAGCTTCTGATAAATTAGCGGGTTTATTGTTTGACTTTAAGTTAGAAGGATTTAGTGGGATCATAAAAAATATTAGTCGTGACTTTGCAGGATTAGGCGCTTCCCTAAAAGCCCTTGCTCCATTCCTTATTAAATTCGCAGCAATAGCAGCTGTTGCTACATTAATCGGCAAAACGTTTCAGAAATTTGATGATGAAGTTAATAAGCCTGTAGCAGCTTTAAAGAAAGAGCTGCAAGAACTAGAAGAGCCTTTAAAAAATTTGCCGAGCCTGATAAAAGACATTGAGCAAGAAGCAAACAATCCTGACCTTCTTGACGCACTTGGAAAACTGTTCAATTTCGTGTTTGGTTTTGGAGCCAAGCGTGACTTCACTGATATGGAAAAAGTTTTCCGCATAGGTAAAGAGACTACAAAATCAATTCAAAGATTCAACAAAGACCTTGCAAGAATTGGAGTGCTTTCTAAAGAGGGTCGAATTCAGTTTGGCAAGCTCAACGACGTTGATACAAATACATTAGCTAATAGTTTAGCAGCCAATGAAGCATTCACAAAGAGACTTACTGAAAACATGGTGAAGTTAAAGAAAGAAACTGATCGGATGGAAGCCGCTGGTGGCGATGAAGGTGATATTGCCCATCGCAGAAAAAGAATTGCAATAATGGAAAAAGAGATTTCGGAGCAGGAGCGTATTGTAGACTCGCAAAAGGATGAAATAGCAGCAAGGATGGAAAATGGCGAAGCGATTGATAGACAAGTTACAAGTTTCAAAGACTTGCAAAATGTACAAAAGCAACAGGCAAAGGTTAATGAGCTGGTTAACAAACAGCTAGACAACAAATTTATGAAGAGATTCGGCGACAGCGCTGAAACTGCCTCCGAAAAATTGATGCTGTTGAGTTCTGCACAATTTGAATTAAACAAGGCGACAAAAGAAGGGATTGAGGAACAGCTCCGGGCTATGAAGGCTAGAGAAACTAGCCCCACTGGTTTTACGGAAGAAGACAAGCGTCAAAGTATTGAATTACTGTCAGGCCAGTTGTTGGACGCTGAAAAAGCTGTAGCCGAAAGCAGTGACAAGCTAAATCAGGTTATACAAGATGATCTTAAGCGCACTTTAGACAATGTTTCTGCTGTTGCTGACTCCTATACCGAATTGGCGAATACAATCAGTCAAGGCGCTGGCAGTATCGCTAGCGCGACTACAGGTGCATTTGGCGATCTAAGGAGCTTGCTGGATGCTGTGACTCAGCGAGAGCTTGTTGGCAAGAGTCCTCAACAACAGAGGGATATCGAAGACAACCGTCTCAGATTGCTTGCAAGAATAAACAAAATTGAAGACCTTATCGCAAGATCAAGGCTTACTACTGAATTTAAAATTGCACAATTGCAAAACCAGCAATTACAAAGAAGGCTGGCAGCCGAAAAAGCTCTTGCCTTGAGGGCAGGTGATGTAGAAGGTGCCGCAAGATTGCAGGAGGAAATTAATGCAAGCAAGCAAATCGGGATAAATCAGGAAAAGATATTCAATATGGAAATGAACCGCCTTAAGTTACAAAAAAGACTTAAGGATGAAATGCTGCTGCAAGAAGCTGTAAGTAAGGGAATGTTCGGTCAATTCAAAAATCGCGAACAACAAGAACGAGCGATCAGCAGAGAACTCGGCTTGCAGAAAGCTACCAGTCAAGATATTGCAAGAATAGTTGATAAACTTGAACGGGAAGGAGCTAAAGAAGTTTTTAAACTCGACAAGGCTGCTGTCGAGGCTCAGGCAAAGGGATTTGAAAAACAAAAAACGTCACTCAAAGAGATTAATGATCGCTTAAAAGAGCTTAAAGAGAAAAACCAAGCAATAGTTGGATCAGGTCAGCTGCTTGGCACTGCCCTTGAAAATGTTAAAACTTTGCTTAGCAGTACCAATTCTGAGGCTGATAAATTCAAAGGGATAATGTTTGACACCTTATTTTATATAGAAAAGATGGTCAGATTGCTTGGAGGGCAAACTCAAGCAAGATTTATGGGTGGTCCTGTTGAAGGTGGTCAAACTTATCGAGTTAATGACGCTGGTCTGGGTCGTGAGGCATTTATGAATAAGTTTGGCGATGTCAAGATGCTGCCAGCAGCTTCAAACATGAACTGGACTGCACCATCAAGCGGTACGATCATTCCCGCTAAAGTTGTTAAAGCGATGCAAAAGAACGCTGATATCAATGCAAATATCTCCGCCAAACAAACTCGTCAGACACCCAATGTCTCTAGTATTGCATCTTCTGCAGCAAGTGGCGTTTCTGGCAGCCTAGCTAAGCAATTAGGCTCTGCGGTGTCTGGATCTACGTCAAACCGTATTACTAATAACGTAACGATCCAAAGCCAAAGCCCTGTTAATGACGCCTCTGATCTGATGACCAATGTGGCCCGTATGCGCCTCCGTAACAGCCGGAGGATCTGATCATGGCAGGAAGTATTACAGTCACTTACGGAGCCACCAGCGTCGTTTTGACGCAGTTCTCAGGCGATGATTTACCTAGCTCTACATTAGGTCAAGCAAATTTAGAGTTCAGCCAGATCGGACTTGGTTACGCGACTGGTCCTGCTAAAACACAACGCAAAATCTGGGCGATTGCCGCATTTGTAGATGCTACACAGATTGTTCAATTAAATACTATTTTTGAGGCTTGGGACACTGCGCGATCTACTTCTCTTAATACAGCAACAGTATCAATAACTGATAACTTACTCAATCAGGCAACAGGCAATTCAAGCATTCCATCTGTAACAACTACCGCTTTCTTCACTACTCCGCCTCAATATTCTAAGGTTGGTGGTAGTAACAACAATATCTTTTTAGCAAGTTTTGGTTTGACGGAGGTGTAAGAGCACAATGATTAATGCATCCTCTAAGATTAGACTTTATATCAATAATCAAGAATACACTGATTTTCTAATTGAAGGATCTTTATCTGACGATTCTGCTTATACATCAAATATTATTACCACTAAGGGCACGATTGTGCTCGGCGGCGATACGTCAATATTAGATTTCAAAAAAACTTTATTCCCGATAGGCTCCAAGGTAACTATTTATGCCACTTTGGCTAATGGCGAATTAGCTAAACTTCCTCGCGGGCATGTATATGTTTTAAATTCTTCAATTAATGTTAATGAACGCTTGACGACATTAGAAGTTGGATGCTCACTTGCGTTTTTAACTTCACGAGAAGCTCATTATGAAGATGAAATTAAAACTTTAATAGAAGACAGTTTTGATAGCAACTTTAAAAGCTCTTTTGTAATTGATGAATATAACTTGTCAACGCTTGACAGTTTACTTAAAACGGCAGGCAAATGCATATTCCAAGACAAGCATGGATATGTGCAAGATATGAATCAATTTGGTAATGATGGATTAGGTTCCAACTTTACTGGTGCAAAGCTTGTTTCATTTGATAAAGAAACTGCCATAAATATCGAAACCTTAGGTGGAGCAATTGAAGAATTGCCTTCAGCAGTGTTTGTTGAAGTTGATATTGACGTGCCAGACACAGATGACGATGACAATGACGGAGAAGACGGAAAGCCAGAACCTTATATTACATCTGAGCTAATAAGGACAATAGATTACACGGATGCTGACAGAACTAAATTCGATATCATTAATGATACTAGTGGCAATCAAGCAACGACAGAAGCAGTCCCAAATTGTGGCAGCATTGAAGATCCTGGAACTCCTACAACGCCTGAATTTGCTTATACGGTTATCGGAAGTGCATTGATAGTTCAAAAAACTAAAAAAGAAAATGTAACCTCAGGAAGTTATACGCGGTATGGAGGCCCAGGCAACCAAGTTGACTGGGAGTATAATTTTGAATATTGCTCTGCATTAACATATGCTGGAGATATTATTTCTACTGTGGTTAACAAATATACAGAAATAGCTAATGCCGAAGCCGAAAAAGCAAAAGGACTGTTGTCTAAGGTAAATCAATATTTTGCGACAGCAAAAGATTTAAACGAGAGGGATTTAACTGACAAGTCACAAGCCGAGATAGACAGAATTAAAAATGCATATAAATATTATACTTGCCTGGGTGAACAGCTATATAAAGCGGCAAGAGATATCGCGGGAGATGTAGCAGGGGATTTTGCCGCTAACGGCATGTCTAAAAAAGCTACAAATTTTGTAGATGAATATTCTAGTATTTACGGAATGTCAAATTTGAATAGTACATATTACACTTATGGCGAGGGTGATGTACTGGTTAAAAAGGTTGAATTAAGTTATATACATATTGCAGGATCTAAGTTAGCGCAAGAAAATACTGCAAACCTGCAGGCAAGTTTTCATGGAAACGCAAACCTCAGCGGCTACAGATACCAAATAGTCAACGATATAAATTTCGCCGGATATAAAACATATCGTGGTGGTCGCAGCAGCTTTGACGCCACTGTTGATGGCAGTGATAAGCCTACAGCACATGACGACGATATATTCTCGAATCCAGAATCTCACCATAATCAATTTTTGAAATCTAAGACTACGACAACTTATGAATATGGCACTAATTATACAACTGAAGTAGTTTTATACGAGGATTTTGAAAATCCAGACAATAACTATAAACGAATCAACTACTCATCATCTGGCAGTAAAAATGCTGAAGAGTCAGATCGAATTGAAATAGAGAGAGATGCTAATGGTTGTATTTATGTGAATGGCAGAAGCGACACTGAGCCTGTCAATTTAAGCAGTACCGTAACAATAAGCGATGATGGAGGCACGGTTAGCGCAGGCTGGTTAGGTGTTCCGTCATCTACAACTAAAACAATTTCAATTCCTGCGACATTCGCTCCAGTTGCCAAGAGAAATTGTAATGGAATAATTTATTTTCCTAACCTTACCACAACTCTTGCTAAATATCAATCTATAATTGAAAATTATGCTAGGAATGAAGCGAAAAGGATTGCTGGCGATAACTTTGGTTATCGGATTACAGAGACTGGCACTCGCGCAGAAATATTTGGGTATTATCCTTACTATCCAATAAGCTTAATGCTCACCAGTGTTGGGAAGCAATATAAATTACGCACAGCTGCTAGCAATTGGGTATTTGACTCCAGCAATGTTATATGTTCATTTGATGCGTTTAATGTAGGTGAACCTAGCGACATAGAAAACTCAATCACCCCAAGTACGTCTGATTTTACCGATACAGAAAATATAGGAACGTCTACCACGCAAGTGCTAGATAATACTTTTTTCAACTTACCTCAAAATGCAGCAAGTATTATAATAACCGCCTTGCCGGCTGGCGCGATATTTGAAAACAATGGCGTAGCTTTAAGCGTTGGCGATACAATTACGGTTGCAGATATCAACGCTGGTAACATTACTGCTACAACAAATTCATCGACCACAAACGTATTTGTATCTTATGAAGTTACAAAAACAAATGGAGATATTTTTTCGGTAATTGATGATTTATTCCCTGACAGGACTGTTACATATGTAGAAAACCCCTTTGCCGATGGCGGTGAATTTACTGACGACTTTACTAATGGCGGTAATGATGCTGACGGCGGAGAGTTCACTACAAACACCAACGGTTCAGGCGTAAGCCTAAATGCAGGTGATTTTGACACTGGAGCGGAAGTACTTCAACCAGAACCGCTTGAGCCGTCAGGTGCCTCTACATCCAACAATAGCGTTGATCCTGAGACTGAGCTTGGTGTTGACTTGGTTGATGGGGCGGGAACTAATCTCACCTCAGGTAATCTTCCTGCTCCAAATGGTACTGTAGATCCTGTGTTAGATATTGTAATAGATTTCGCTGTCAATAACATTATAAAATTAAAACTAGATGCAGTCATACAGCCGCAAGCAGGATGGGATTATGGTTATGTTGCTGTGAGTTTTGGCACAAGTATTGATATGGGTACAGTTGTCGATCCTAATAACTATGTTATGGATTTTGGAACAGTTGCTAGTGCCAATGAACCTGTGCTTACCTCTGGTGTTGTTTGACGGAATACTACCTTGAATCTGAGGCGCTATGGCCGTTTTATCCGCTGCTGAACTAAATGCTCAGGCGGAGCTGTCATATGTGCGCGGTACATATTATGTAGCATTAACAAATTCAAGCACTGATTATACGGAGGCGACTACTTATTCTACTGTTCAAAGTGATGAAGTCTCTTCTAGCAATGGTGGCTATTCCCGAGTTAGCTATACATATACAGCATCTGATATATTAGCCTATTCTAATGGGCAACCATTATCAAAAAAAATAGCTACATTCGTGCATGATGGAAGTACTGGCGATATAACTTTCAATTATGTAGTATTGCTTAGAGAAGTAAGCGGAACCTATAGTATAGTTGGATTTCAAAAACTATCAGACTTAGTAATAATCACGTCTGGCAACCAAGCAAAGATTGACATTAGCATTTTACATGGTTTTGGATCATGAATCTTACTGATAAGCTCGATCGAACATCACAAATGTCAAGACTAAATGCCGTCGATGCAGCTTATGCTGGTAGCCCATATGCTGGAAGCAATTTTGTCGCTAGATGGCAAGGCTATAACGAGGATGGAGTGGGTGTTGTGCGATATTTAGATCAAAATTACACAGGCGCAAATCTTTCCAATATATATACTACAAAAGAATCGAAGGTGTTGCTTCGAGTGGCTCAAGGTAGACGCACCTTGATGTATTGATATGTCATTAGAAGAAAGAATTAGAAGGTTTGCCGAGCAGGCCAGGGGATATTTATTAGAAGAATTTGCAAGGTCTACCCAAAAAGATACTGAGGTTGTTCAGTGGCAAGGATACAGCGAGGATGGAAAGCTTATAGCTAGAAACAAAGATCTAAATCCTATTGTTAATGGATCAGGGCAAAAATATCAGACTAAGGGTTCTGATTTAATACTTGACAATACTGGAACTGTTGAACAAAGAAAGGCAAAAAGAGGACAGCAAAGAACTGCAATAAGAGATATAAATGATAGACAAATAAATCAGGTAAATCGTGGTGCTGTAATCACAGACTTAGTACCTCGTAGTAATATAATTATTTTTGAAGATTTTTTCGAGGAGCTATTAAAGGAGGTTGGCAATTTTGTTCTCTGTTTTGCTGCAGATCATCAATCTGCATATATAGGCGCCTATACCAGATATTTTAAAGACTATATTACCGTACCCGGTACTTATCAGGTAACAGGTGTTAGTCAAAATTATGGTAATCCCAATTCAAATAAACCGACCTATTTTTTCGGTGCCGCAAACTTACTTGCTCATGCGAGAGCAGCTTTTACTTCTAACACATATACTGCAGAAGTCAGCCTTTCAGGAACGCCCATGGATCTAACGGCTACCTCCGTATATCCAAATCCGGGCGGCGGTGCAGGTACAAGAACACAGAAATCAAAAACTGTCGTTACAATCCTTGAAGACGACTTAAACTACCAATTGGATGCATCAGCCACAAGTAACTTTAATATAGCTTCGTTAGGTTGGATGGTTTCTTGGAGATATTATCGGCCTCCAGAAACTATATATTATATCCAATTTGGCGATTCAGCGACCCCATCAGAAGCACATGTCAGAGAAATAGACTTACAGAGTTATTGTTCTGATACTATTATATATTTTGACTGTGTACATAATTTTACGAGAAAAATACAAACAGCGCAAGAAGAATTTACGACTACTACATATTTAATATTTTATGTCGTAACTTGCGATTTTGGCTACGAGGAGCTTTATCAGCGAGATACGGGAAGCAATTCTGTTGTCGAAGAAGAAATACGTTATGTAGGAAAATTGCGTCATTACTGGTTACATTTAAAAGTCAATCTTGAGTCTGGAAATGTTACATCTAGAGCAACGGAGCAAACTCATGATCATGAAGGCAATGCTTATGATATTCAACCTTACGATGTAGATGACGTTTGGCTTTATCGTTATAATACTGAAAGACTTAGGAGGAATATTTTCGGCAAGCTTCTGGCAGCTAGGGCGACCTCTGGTTTTGTTGAACCTAACGTAGCAACTGTCCTATTGGCGGAAAATTACACCATTCCTTACTCGAATTACCCAAATTTTCAAGACATATTAGATCAGGCTTTTGAAGGTGATTGGGTTTATGAATGGAAGACCACAGGCCTGAATCTATTAAATGACAGTGATTTAAAATGGTTTTTGGGTCTCAGTTTTATAGATGGTGTTTGGTACGCGAGGATGAATGGTGTTAGCCACCCTTATGACATTACTTGGTATGGTCCTAAGTGGGGTGGATACTTAGGGGGATTTGACATTTGGGAACCTGGCCTGCCTTGGGCAAACAATTATGCAATTGGAAGGCCTGCAAGTACAAATATTACAGTAGAATACCCTAGATTGAGCCAAAATATATACTATGGTGAGAGATATACCGCTGAGGAGTACTTCACTGGTGATCCAGGGTCAAATAGCAATGCACAACATACTGGTCCAAATATTGCAGATGAACTGTCGGTTCCATATTATATCCCTGCCTTCACTTCAGCAGTGAGCATAGCAGGACATCAAGTAGAACAATATTTTATAACTTTTTTAATCGAAGAATTAATTGACACCCCATAGCTATAAGGAATACTAGACCAGCGTTTTGAGACTCTGTGGCGTTACAGTTTAGAAGAGGAACTGCTGCAGATGTCACGTCCAATAGTTTTGCGCCTGCCATTGGTGAGCCGTTATATGTAACTGATGAACAACAGCTATATATTGGCGATGGTGTTACAGAGAAGGGCATTGCCGTTGGTGGCGTATCGGATCTTAGTGGACTGTCATCAGTAGAATTAATTACAGAAAGTATTGGCGATATAAGCTCTTATTCTGTAACGAGCAATGTTGTAACTGTAACTTTAGCCTTAGCAAAAGGATATAGCGTAGGACTGATTGTCACAATTGCAGGCACTGATGTTTCTGCCCTGAATAACGTTCATACAATCACAGCAATACCTGCTGCGAATCAATTTAGCTTTGCGTTAACGACTCCAGATATTGCCACTACATCAATAACTGGTTCGGTAACTCCTTCAATTCCAGATGGCGATTTTCTGTATTGGGATAACGCTGCAGGGAAATGGGAAAACCATACACCAGAGCTAAATGATCTCGGTGATGTTGACTTAACAGTTGCAGCAACTAATGGTGATGTTCTAAAACACAACGGAACTGCTTTTATTGCAGGTAGCGCTGATGTTGTAGAAGATACAACGCCTCAGTTAGGTGGTGACTTAGATGTTAATGGTAATGATATCGTCAGTACAACAAACGGTGACATCAATGTAGCACCTGACGGAACAGGTGAATTAAAAGTAAAAGGC